CACCTAAACTCAATGCGCGTAATACTGAAGTTGAGTATTACACCGTGGACAATGAAGTGCGCCCACAAAACGGAATTGGAAGTTTGATAACTTTCCAATCACTTCAACCCGGAGTGCTCGCAACCGGCGGCCGCACTATGCGTGCAGCTTTAGATTTAGAAAAAGCGGCTGCGATAGCGGCGCAAACTCCCATCCCGTCCGGATATATTCGGAATTCCGGAGCCGACCTTCCTGAAGCACAAGTGCAAGGCATTCTTGCTAGTTGGAAAGCCGCTAGAAATTCGCGTGGCACTGCATTTCTTACTAGCACTTTGGATTATCAAACAACTTCATTCTCGCCTAAAGACATGATGTACGCAGAAGCAAAACAAGATTTCTCAACCGAAATTTGTCGTTTGATGAATGTTCCGGCGTACATGGCTTCAAGCGATGCAAATAAAAGCATGACATATCAGAATGTTCTTGATGCCCGGAAAGAATTTTATGCATACACCCTGGCTCCTTTTGTATGTGCAATAGAGGACAGACTCAGCATGAATGACATTACCAGTTCACAAAATGTTGTGCGCTTCAATTCTGATGAAACATTTTTGCGCGCTGATGCAACTTCACGCTTGGCAGTAATTGAAAAGATGCTCACACTAGAATTGATTACTTTAGATCAAGCAAAAGCAATGGAAAACTTATCACCGAATGGAGATGCATCATGAAGCTGACCTTTAGCACGCCAATCCAGGCGGCTGATACTGAACGCCGGGTTATCTCAGGCAAAATCATGGAGTATGGGGCAGTTGGCCACACTTCCGTTGGAGCCGTTGTTTTTGAGCACGGATCAATCCAAATTCCGTCACCTGGCCGCATTAAGTTGCTTGCGCAACATGAGCCAAATAATCCGATCGGCCGTGCTCAATCTTTTAGCAATGAAGGCGAATTTGTTTATGGTTCCTTCAAAATTTCTAGCAGTAGCAAGGGCACAGATTATTTGACCTTGGCGGCTGAAGATTTGGTTTCAGGTTTGTCAGTCGGTGTTGAAGTAATTGCATCAATGCCTAATGATGATTATCTTTTAGTTACAAGCGCGAGATTAATTGAAGTCAGCCTTGTTGAATCACCCGCATTTGAAAATGCGATTGTCACTAGCGTTGCCGCAAGCCAGGCCGAAATTGAGGCGGCAAGTTCTACAAGTACGAAAACAACTACGATCAATACGACAATCGTTGAGGTCGAAACCGAGACAGAGAGTGAGGATGTCATGACGACAGCCCCAGATAATACAGCCCCAGAAACTGCGGCAGAGGCTCCCGTTGTGGATGCCTCACGCCCAGTTGTTTCCGCATCTTACTTAGTAGGCGAAGTTCGCTCACCAATTAAGACACAAGCGCAATATCTTGAGCATGCAATCAAAGCCAAAATGGGTGACGATACATCTCGCGATTACATTCGTGCAGCAGATGCACAAGCTAGAAAAATTGAAGCCGCTAACGATTCGTTCACAACTAATCCGGCATTTTCTCCGACACAATATGTTTCAAGCGTTATTGATACATCAGTTATGTCACGCCCAACAATTGATGCATTAGGTGGGGCACGCGCTCTAGCACCATCAGGCATGACGATTTCACATCCAAAAATTACAACCAATGCAACAATTGGAACCGTTGCTGAAGGTGCATCAACTGCTGCTACCCAAATTGTCAGCTCGTATGTGAATGCCACAGTGGTCAAACTGGCCGGCACTCAGGTATACAGTACGGAGCTACTTGACAGATCTGACCCATCTTTTTATTCTGCAATGTACGAAAACTGCTTGCGCGCATATGCCAAGGCATCTGATGCAGCAGTAATTGCAGAAATTGTTTCAGGTGGAACGCAGTCAACTGCACAAGCTGCAACAATTGCTGGACTTCAGGCATATGTTGCACAAGCTGCACCAGCCGTTTATGCAGCAAGCGGAGAAACTGCAACTGCATTTATTGCAGGAACATCAGTATGGTCACTCCTAATCGGAAGCCTAGACACAACTGGTCGCAGCATTTTCAATGCAGCTTCACCAATGAACGCCAATGGCCAATCAACACCACGCGGATTGCGCGGCGACATGATGGGCTTGGATTTGTGGGTTGACCAAAACATGGTTTCAACCACAATTGATGATGCAGCGTTTATTGTTAATCCAATGAGCATTGCCATATACGAATCCCCTAAGCTGACACTTTCCGTAAATGTGGTCGCGACTGGTGAAATTTCCACAATGCTCTATGGTTATTTTGCGACAAAGACACTTGTTTCCGGTGGTCTGCAACGCTATAACCTAACCTGATAAAACCCTAAGCCGCTTACAGGGCTAGGAGGCCCTGGCCCTGTAAGCCTTATCAAAGAAAGGAATGATGATGGCCGCAACTTATGTGACTATGCAAGAATTACGCGATTCACTGGGAATTGGCACGCTCTATTCAGATGCTACGGTTGAAGAATGTGCTCAGACTGCTCAGGATCTCATCAATTCATTTCTTTGGTTTAACAATGCACCCGTAGTCGCAACCGGGCGTTCAGCAAATGTTGCAACCGCAATCATTGCCAACCCTGGTCAATTTGTTGTTGGCCAAGCCGTAACAATTAGCGGTTGCGGTGCTGGATTCAATGGGTCAAAAACCATCACCAGCACAAGCCCATATCCAACTTCAGTGAGCGCGCCTTATCTTCCAAGCCGTTGGGTGTTTCCGCTTGGCTATCAATACATTCAATATGCAAGCACCGGAAGTGATGAATTAATTCACCTTGTTCTACCTTATGGAACAATGGCTGGCCCTGATGATAAAACTGCATCTTATGCAGCAACACCAGCGATTCGCTCCGCTTCAATGATTTTGGCAACTAACATTTGGCAATCCCGACAAGCTACACAAAACGGCGGAATGGGCGTTGATGGATATGCTCCTAGCCCATTCAGAATGTCAAACACATTGATGGCATCCATCAGAGGATTGCTTGCGCCGTACCTGAGCCCAGGCGCAATGGTTGGATGAAAGATGCCACCAGTAGCACTGACAACACTTCGCACAACGATAGCAACGGCTTTAGCCAATGCCGGTGTGTGGTCAACCTTCAGCTTCCCGCCCCCAGTAATTCTTGCCAACTCAGTGATAGTTGCGCCCAGTGACCCTTATTTAGTTCCGTCAAATAACTCACAGGCTTCCATTTCATGCATGGCAAACTTCAAAATTATTATGACCGTGCCGTATCTAGACAACCAGGGGAATTTAAACGGCATTGAAAGCACAATTGTGGCCGTATTTAATAAATTGGCCTCATCAACATTAGTATTCAACATCACCGGTGCATCAGCTCCTTCAGTGTTGGATGCACCGAGTGGGCCCATGCTTACATCGGACTTTTCAATCACCGTATTAACCACTTGGTCATAGGAGATAAAATGAGCGAAACAAACGCAGAGAATTTGGCTTGGCTTGTCAAAGTCGGTCAGATCAAGGATACAAAGGCTGCGAAGCCAACGACAACAGAAACCGAGGAAAAATAAATGGCTATCTATCTAAATAACAATGTTGGCGTGAAACTTGCAACCGCAGCCGCGCCAACAGTTCCATCAATTGACATCTCATCTTATGTGAGCGCAATTACTTTAACGCAAATTGTAGATGAGCTGGAAGTCACAACAATGGGCGATCTTTCTCATAAGGTAGTGGGTGGGCTCCAAAGCGCAACTTTACAAATCGACTTCTTCAATGATTGGGCAGCATCAGCAGTCATGACAACGCTTCAGTCAGCATTTGCAACGACTTTAGCAGTTTCAATGATTACAGTTAAAGGAACCGCAGTGAGCGCAACAAATCCTACATACCAGTTTTCTATCTTTGTCAACAACCTAACCCCAGTGGGTGCGGGCGGCGTTGGCGATGAAGCTGCATCCAGCATTTCATTCACCGTGAACACAACAGTCACTGTCTCAACATCAGTGGCATTCTAAGGAGCAAAAAATGGCACGCTTAAAAATCACCAGGGCCTCAGGGGATGTGATTGTTCCAATCACCCCTTTGGTTGAATATGCGTTTGAAAAGTTCACAGGCAAGGGAATTCATAAGCAATTTCGTGACGAAGAAAAACAGAGTGATATTTACTGGTTATGTCACAACGCGCTTTCTCGCATTGAGGTGCTCCCACCTTTTGGCGAGGAATTCCTAGCAACTTTGATTTCAGTCGAAGTTATGGATGATGAACCAGTAAAAAAATAGAACGGGCAAGTTTCACCTATCTAGTGGCCTCACTAGCGGTGGAGCTCAAAATAAGCCCCAATGAAGTTTTAGATCTTGACGAAAGAATGTTCAAAGCCGTGCTTCAGGTACTAAATGACAGAGCGAAGGAGAGGGCCCGTGCCACTAAACATCACCGGCGTTGAACCTACTTTGAAGGCAATGCGAAAGTTTGATAAAGACTTGACTAAACAAATGAACATTGAAAT